AGATTCTCCAGTAAACACCAAGTTTGTTGCTGGCATAGTGTGACTTGGCACTGCTATTTGCTCAGACATCATCTTGGTAGGTGCATTAGGTTCCTCCGTATTTTCTGCCTCTGGTACTGTAGATCCTTCAGTACCTGATTGAGGAGTAAATTCTTCTCCACTCTGAGGTTTGAACACGAATTTTTGGAAATGGGGATAGGGGACAAAGACCTCAAAATCATCTCCCATTGAAACGTAAACATTGATCTGGATGTCATTATTAGCAATACTATTTGGTGAAGTAAGTTCATTCACAACGAATATGCTAATGACACCATTGCCCAACTGATCACTATGTGTCAAAGGAGTCGTGTTGTACATATTAGTGACAGGATCAATGCCAGGTTCAGAATGTTTCAACAATGTTGTAGGTCTACCAACACCAACTTCAATAGTTACATCTTGCTCTTCTGCAATATCTATAACCTTCAAATAATTGGTGTTATACTCGTTGGACTGAACGTCATTTGGATCATACACGACTTTTATTCTTCCTTTGTGAAATGAGGAACATACAACTTGAAATCTAAATTTCATAGTTCCAGTCCAAAATTCAAATGGTAAAGCCGCTGCCGCACACGCTGGAAAAAGAAATGCGCTACCAGCAGTGTTCCAAACAGTAGGATCAACACGGCAATTCCAAATTAAACCCGTAGTAGGAGACTTTGTTGTCCCCTCTGCAGATGTTGACATAGCCCAATCAAACGTAGTCAAGTAAGATTCTCTACTTGCTATTGCTTTGATACTGAGTGGGTCATTTTCACCATACCCTGCTATACAGGGATCTATTGTCAGTTCCTGTTTATCATCAATTGTGAGCTTATTCACCACATCTGGGACTGATGTATTAGCAAGTGACGACACACAAGTTGGTCTATATGGATCTGGGGCTTTTGTCATGGGAGGTCGTGAGTATCCAAACAACTTAGCAATATCAGCTGTTACACCTGCTGCCTTTGAAGTTGCAGTGGCATAAGGTCCTATAACTGGTACTGACTTAAGATATGCGGAATACTTGGCTATAGCTGTAGCAGGTCCAGAGATGATGCCTTTAGCATTTGCTTCATCTATTTCCTCTCCAGACTGGGGAGATAAACCTCCTGCATCTTTCGAAGTGAGAACAGACAACTCAACTTGTTCAGCCCAAGCGTAAATGCTGACCGTTACTGGATCAGTGCCCGCATTAGCATGTTTAAGTACATTTATGCTACGCAACCACATTTGGCCCAAGAAACTCCAACCACTATTCTGTACCCAAGAATTATTCTGGAAGTCATGAAATGGTATTACCATTTCACCTCCCATAGAGTTAGTGGGGTCGATGAAGATTTTAGGCCTTTGTGACCATTGGGTGAAATCAGCAAGTGAAGTGTCAGAAGACAAAGCATCATATGTTGAATTGTCAAATGCACCGTAAGCTGCCACTGCTCTTCCATAGTAAAACCCATTGCCGTTAACAACAATCTTAACATGCAAATTCGCTCTAAGCAAGTTATATGTAGTCACACGGTTTAAGACACGATTATTGGAAAAGTAAAGACCCCACGGATTAATTACAAGATCCATTCCAGCCCCAACAGCCCACGTTTGTTCGTGAATTTTGATTGGACGTGAAAAGAAATTTTCCAGTGCTGTGTCTTTGGTGTCAGTCATTGTCCGGGTAGGATCTAGTGAACCGGAAATTGTTGTTACAGGACCATTGTATTGATCAGAAAACCGTACATTCTGAGATTTCATGGTTTCATTCTTCGTGTAACCAAGTTCTGTACCAGACTGCAGGTCAAATATTTCAATAGTATCGTCATCCTCTGTGGTATCCACTACACACAGTAAATTATCAATAACTATTTGGACGTTGTCTATAAAAACATCAGTAACAATGTTATTATGGGGACCGTCAGCGCAAGAATTGCTGTCGCCAACTGTAGCTTCCAAAGACAGGTTTTCGCCCTGGGTACTCGATGCATCCACACCAGTACCCGTGTTTTCATTCAAATTTTGATTAATATTAGTATTATAAAATAAACAACCAAGCCATTTTGTAAGACTCATGCCTGACTTAGTACATGAGAATGGATCGTTTTCTTGAGCTGACTAAACTCTCCCCTAAATAGGGGTAATTTACGAGGAAATTATCTATACATATTAAAGCCTCAATATACAATATAAAACGAAAAGTAATATACATTGGGTAACCAGAAAAATGCACAATTTTGCTATTCCGTAGAATCCAGATTTGAAACTGGATTTGTTATTCTTCAACCTCCAAGGTCGTAGAATAGAGTTCGTAATTGATGGTGT